CGTTAGCAAGTTTCCTTTCTGCTGCATTAAGTGCTTTAGACTGCGCCTCTGTTGCGCGAGCATCTTGCTCAATACGCTGACGCTGGAGTTCTAGTTGCTCTGCCTGTAACCTCTGCGCTTCAGGCATTGCTGCGATTCGTGCCTGAGCCTCTTGTGTTCGCGCTTCTGCTTCAAGGCCCTGCGTTTTCCGAAACGCTGCCTCTATCTCAAGCTGTTCAGGAGTAGGGGTTTCTGCAAGAGTTTTTGCGGTTTGTGCTTGTTTGTAAAGAGCATCTATTTCCGCTATCTTTTTAGCCTGCGCTTGTGTCTCTTCCTGCTTTTTAAGCTCAGACGCTGCTGTCAGTAACTGCACAGCCTCTGCTGTCTTACCTACCCTCTGCGCCAACTGCGCTGCCTGTGTAAGGCCCATTGATGTAGTCATATCTATAGTAGAGAGACCTTTCTGTAGAGCCTCATTAGGACTCAGTAAAGAGCCTTCCTGCCCTTTGATGCCCCCTAACATTCCTCTAACGCCTTCTCCAATCTTCCCCGCAGTCCTGTCCACGTTAGCTGCCATGTAGGTAGCCATAGGGTTCTTGGACTGCATGATAGCTGCCAGGTCAGCCGATGAAGGCCCCTGTGGAGCCTGTGTAGACTGTAAGAGGTTCTGTATTAAACCTTGTGCGAATGAATCAGCCATTAGTGTTTAAGCTCCCGTAGTAATCCGCTATTTGTTGAGCTGTAGGGGTTCCTGCAAGGGGAGCACTACCAGCACCGCCTCCAAACATATCACTAATGTTACCGAACAAGCCGCTCAGGATACTCCCCTGTGAGGAACCGTCAGCGCTGACATTACCAGCCAGTAAACCCTCCAGAGCTTTCTGGAGATAAGTCTGGCGTAGGACGTTAGCCATCTGCTCACCCTGCATCTGAGCTTCACCGCCCCTAGTAGCCAGTTCAGCACCTGTAACGGCCTGCTGCTGCTGCATGCGGTTAGACAGTTCAGCAAAGCCTTGAGTGCCTTGCAGAGTGTTGAGGAGCATCTGCTGAGGAGTAAAGCTATTTTGGAAGAGGCCCTGACCAATGTTATACTGTTGGAGCTGCTCCCCCATAGCCTGCTGGCGGCCCATAACAGTGTTGTTCATGCGCTGCTCTTCAATAGCTTTAGACAGAGCAAGCTGCTCAGGAGTACCGCCATACTGGGCTGTCTGTACGCCTAAACGACCCTGACCAAGCAAACGCTCTTCAAGGGCGAGACGTTCACGCTCTCTGGAGGGCGCAGAAGCAGCCTCCATAGCTGATGTGATGTCCGATGCCCTACTGTCTATGGAACCTGTAGATCCCATGAGCTGGCCCATACCGGCACCTGTGAGCTGCTGTACGAGCTGCTGGTAATCTGGAGAGAGTTCCATAGCCGTTCCAGTAGGCCCTGCTGTGAAGGAGCCTAAGCCGCCGCCAGCGCCGCCAGTAGTGACCGTGTACGGTTTAAACTGCAAGCCTGCTTGAGCTTGATCGGCTACTCCGGAGAGCATAGAGGCCGTATCCTTACCAGCCTGCTGTACCTGGTTAACGCCATAGTTCGCTAATGCGCTCTGAGCACCAGCCCCGAAGAGACCGCTTAGTATCGTGGACCAATCCATTATAGTGTACCTTTGTTCATTATATCAATCTCCCAAGGAGTGCTAGTACGTCAATCTGTTGTATTGACAAGAAATTACCTTCTACGTTTACGGTTAGTCCTACTGTGACAACGTAACCGGACCCGCTTCCATTTATTGAAGCTCTTGTTATGCGCAAACCGCCTGAGTACTCGCTCTCGTTAAACTCAGCTACTGAGTACTGAGCTACGCCGCCACTTGTAAGGGTATAAGCGGCTGTCCTATAATCAGTTTTATAATCAAATGCCCACCGCAAGTTAGCAACGACACCGCTACCCCCTATAATAGTCATTGCTAGTTTCTTAATGAACTTTAAGACAGAGGCGTTCCCAAAAGATATAGGGTTACTGTAGTACTCCATAGTGTACGCTGCTGTGTCATCAAGGTATCCTGTGTACTTAGTGATACCGTTCGGGTGTCCCATCAAGAGAGACCCACTCCGGTTTACATGGAAGCAGAGAGGCTCAATGGCATTCCAGAGCGTTGTTCTGTGAGCACCGTCCTCCAGCATCCCCCGCATATCAAAACAATACACGTAACCTTGTGAGGGAAACGAAAGAAGATAAAAGGCGTGTTCTGGCACGTAGGCGCTTTTTATCTCCCCAGTCTCTGCTGCTAAGAGGGCTGTAATATCGCTTTTTACATTTTTGGAAATGTCCCGCACAGGAAGAGACTTTTCTTGAATAAGTCTGGAAAGACTAATAACACCATTTTCAGAAAGGAAGAGGATGTCAGCCCCTGTATTTTGTACAGAATCCCTTGCAACGCATCCTACATTCTCTAGAATATCATAAATAGTCATAGAGGCTGGGGCGCTTGCTCCTTGGTATATCAGTACAGTTCTTCTACCGAATACTATTAGGAAGTTATTGTGCTGCGCTAAAGCTACTATCTCGTCATTACCTGAAGGCCACACAGTAGTTAAATCAATGGAGCCAGTAGCGCCTCCTGACCAGACTGCACCGTCTAAGGTATCAGACCATTTAATAGTGTGTTTGTCTCCTACAAAGTCAGCTACAAAGAGCTTGCCAAAGGCTGCTAAGGCTTCGTTTCCCTCCGGAGGGGTACCCACGGCATGGGCGTGAGCCGACATAGCCTCTACAGCTCCTGTATGCTCAGAATACACCAGAGGCTCATAGTCTCTTTGAAAGAAGTATACGTGGTCGTTAAGCTCTACTATCTTCCAGTTTTCATCTGTAATCGTGTAAGCCGCAGGGGTAGCATCGACTAAAGTAGTGGTGCCGGTAAGTATCAAGTTGTTACCTGTACTGAATACTGTTTGAGTCCCCGTAGAGGAAGTATATTCATACACAGAAGTAATACCATCCCCGCCACTAATCGCAGAAGCGTCTGTAGTGAGATACTGGTAACCTTTACGGGTTCCCACCCTGCCGTACTGATCTATAATGCAGTTCAAGGCTATGGAAGCAAACCGCGGCTGCTGGTCAACAGGGCTATCCTGAGTGTTTAGCCCATAAAAGCCCGGTGCCGCTATGTTAATAGCTTGGAGCTGTTGAGCCATTAGTTAACTCTCCAGGTAAGTTCCGCTGCATACTTATGAGCTTCCAAAGAGATAGAATCTGCTAAGGAACGGTCTGCTAAAGCGAATAGCTCCTGAGCTGATGTGCCTCCGGTCTCGCCCCTTTCGCGTGACGCTAACGCCCATGCGTACAGCACAATAGGCTGTGAAGGGAGCGCTGTAGTGTCTGCGGCGGCTGACATATCAGCTTCACGGACTACACAATCGAAACGCAAGGTGTAACTCGCATCTGGAGTGGGATACACAATAATCTTTTGATCCCCTGCACTGTCTAAGCCATTAAGGCTAAACATATAAGGAGCCGCAGAGGCTGCTGTATTCAGTTTGATCTTGGTGTTCATATCATTCTGAGTGGTTAGTGCTAGGCGGGTATCTTGAGTATCGTTGTAAGCGTCCAAGAACTTATAGGCGAATCCGCTTCCTGTGAGAGTGTACTCATTAGTTCCTGAGGTAGCGGATACTGTCAAGGTACTCCGGAGACCTGCCCAGTCCCAAGCAGTCTCTACCATCTTTTTAGCATCGTTAACGAGTAAGCCCACGAGAGAGGAGTAAGAGGTATCCGTAGGAGTAAGCACCTCACTCTCACGCATCCTTACTAATACCTGATTGATAAACTGTAAGTAAGTCAAGAAAATAATCCTCTGTTAGGGCGGGAGAGCAGGTTCCCAACAAGTGTGTAAGGCGTGGAAGAAAGTTTGTATAGCTCTGGGAAAACCATCTGAGTAGTCTCAGTAGCTCCTAATCCGAACATTCCTCCTTTAGCGCCTCCTGTATCGGGACCTGTTCCGGGACCTGTTCCGGGGCCTGTTCCAGTAGTAGTGCCGGGGTCTGGAGTAGTGCCTGTAGCGGGTATAGTACCTACCATCACAGGAGAGTCAGGGGTAGTTCCGGAGTCAGCCGTGCTAGTGCCTGTGCCGGTCCCTCCAGTGCCTGTACCAGTCCCTCCA